TATACTAACCAGGCAGGCACAGCCGGTAGAACCGGGACTAATATAATAGCTACGGTTGCTTCTGCCGGTATTGGGTCTTTCTACGTGTTGGGGTTACAGGCAGGTGACACTGGTGTGCGCAGCATTCAGACTTATACGCAATCGGCTACGTGGACCTCTGGAACAATACACTTGGTTGCATTCAGGATTATGGCGGTGGTACCTTTGCGTGGCGCGGGCATACCCGGTAATGATCACGATTACACACATCTAGGCTTGAACGCACAACCGGATACTACGGTTCCGTTCTTGTTATTCCAAGGTGCTGGTGGGCCGCCTAGAACGCAATGTGAATTTCGCTGGGCGCAAGGATAGCGCGTGTCATTAGACGCATTAGGAACGTTAACTAGAGGTGTATCTCAGGCATTTGGCGCGGTTCCGTGTAAGGGCGCGTATGTAAGTCCTGATAGAGTAACCGGTGATACGGTACTAGAGACAGCGTACAATACGTATATGTTCGGGGCGTCCGGAGGGGCGTCTAATGCTACATTTAGCATAGCCGGTATATCGACAGCAGCGTTTACGAGCGCAGCCACAAAGACGGCTAGTATGTCGAGTGCTGGCGTATCGACGGCTCAGTTTACTGGTGCATCGACGGCAACGGCTAATTTTACAATACCCGGTACGTCAACAGCTCAGTTCTCTGGACAAGCGGCTACAACAGCAGCGTTTACGATAGCTGGGGCTTCAACGGCGCAGTTTACGGGCAGATCGGACGCGGCGTCTAGTTTTGCTATTGGCGGGGTCTCGACAGCGCAGTTCACGGGAGCCGCGACAGCAGCATCGGTATTAGGAAGTGACGGTGTTTCGACAGCGCAGTTTACGGGGGATGTTTTAACCGGTGGATCCGAGTTTACGATAGCTGGTGTATCAACGGCGCAGTTTACAGGGGCTTCAACGTTTGCCGCTAGTTTTAGTATAGCAGGTGCGTCTACGGCGCAGTTTACGGGTGTAGCAGAAAAATTAGCTACATTTGCTATTGACGGCGCGGCAACGGCGCAGTTTAATAGCACATCTACGGCTCAAGCGGTATTTGGTATGAACGGTAGTTCATCTAATAGTTGGACGGCGCTTAATAGCGGCGCGGCTAGTGATAGCGGTGGCGAATACATAATCTTTAATAGAAGACGGTTTAGAAGGTAATATAAATGGCATACGTTAACGAAAACACGGAAGACGAAGAAGTCATGGATGATGAGCTACCGGAGGACATGGAAGACGAAGAATCTGAAGAGGAAGAGATTCTAAGTAAATTGGCCGAGGTTATGAAAGCTAGAGATAGCGTAGAGCGGTACACCAGACTCACGAAGATGGTGAGTGAGAGACGCGACGAGGCCGTGAAGGCTAAGACGGAATCCGGCGTAATAACGCGCATGGAGGAAGATCTTGCTTATTACAATGGCGAGGACGACATATCCGAAGTAGCCGCTGCGTACACCAAGTCACGTTCTGAAACTGGTGGATTGACCGCTAATTCCAGGGGCGTTACGAGTGTAGATTGCACGGAGTTCTTCAATATAACTAGACCTTTCGTGGACGCCGCTACGGCCAGGATGGGCGACATATTGTTGCCAGCAGGCGATTGGAACTTCGGGATACGTGCTACGCCGATACCAGATATAGAGCTGCATAAAACAAGCACCACACCGGTTACTACAGAAGACGGTCAACCGGTTATGAATCCAGAGACCGGTGAGCAGTTGGTTGTTTCGGACTTCTTAAGAGAAGAGATAATCGACGCGGAGCTTAAGGTAAAACGCGCCGAGATGCGTATACGAGATCAATTGATCGAGACGAATTACCATTCAGAGTCTAGGAAGGTTATAGAGGATGCCGGTAAGTTAGGCGTCGGTATCCTGAAAGGACCGGTTGCCAAACGTGTTAAGACGGTATCGAAAACTTCTGAGAAAGGAACGCTTAAGATTGAGTACAACGTCGTACCAGCTAGCGAGCGTATAGATCCATTCAATTTCTTTCCTGACCCATATTGCGGAGACGACATACGCGACGCGCAGTACGTGTTGGAGCGGGATTCATTAACCGCTAGACAGCTCATGGAATTGAAAGATTCTCAAGGATACCTTGAAGAACAGATAGAGAAGGTCCTGGATGAAGGCCCAGGCAAGTGCAATTACTCCGAAGCTGGCGACAGGATACACGAGAAAGTTACCAAGGATTCCGATAGGTTCGAGATTTGGTACTATATCGGTGACATTAAGTTGTCTGACCTTGCTGTGCTAGATGAGAACGTAGAACCTTCAGACGAGACTTATGTATCGGCAAGTATAGCTATGGTTAATGATACCATCATAAAGGGCAACCTGAATCCGTTTGGGCAGGCAGGGGACATTCCTTATGATGTGTTTCAATGGCAGCGCAAACCAGGTTCTATATGGGGCAATGGCGGTGTCGCAAGACAAGGGCGCGTTCCACAGAAGATGATGCTCGCAGCTTGTAGAGCGCTGATGGACAATATGTCGTTGTCGGCTGGGCCGATGATGGCTATAGACCGGTCGGCTCTCATCCCCGCCAACGGTAGCTGGCGTCTACACCGTAATAAGATATTTTATACACGTGAGAACGCAGCGGTCAAATCCGTAGCTGATGCTATAACAACGATGAACGTTCCATCTATGCAAGAAGAGTTAACTGGAATTATTCAGTTGGCGCTTAAGCATATGGAGGACGCAACCGGTGTTACATTCCTATTACAAGGACAGCAAGGCGCGGCACCTGACACAGTAGGCGGTATGCAATTGGTGCATCAGAACGCTACTGCATTCTTGCGTAGAACGGCTAGGTTGTATGATGAGGGTGTAACAGAACCCCATATTCGTAGGTACTACGAGTACCACATACGTAATGGTGATATAAAAGAGATTGGCGATGTGCGTATAGAGGCAACCGGTTCGTCAGCATTGGTAGAACGTGAAGTGCAGATGATGCAAATGCAACAGATTCTACAGATGGCTGTAGACCCTACATTCGGCTTATCCAAGAAGAAAGTCGCAGCGGAAATGTTGCGTCTATGGAAATACGATCCATACAAATTCAGCATGGATGCACAGGAAATCCAAGAGCTACAGGCGCAAGAACCACCACCAGATCCTACTATCGAGGCCGCTCGTATTCGTACAGAGGGCGAATTGCAGGTCGCGCAGATAAAGACAGACGCGCAGTTGCAGAAGATCGAGAAGGATACGGACAGAGATTTGCTGTACGCGCAGGGCGTAGAGCAGCGTAATCAGATGACGCATGAATTGCGTATAGCAGAGTTGCAATTGAAACGCGACCTCGCTATACTCGAAATTAGCCTCTGACAGCATGAAGCTTCAGGTGCAAAAAGAATTGTCAGCGGTGAACAAGGAATCGCCGTCGATAATAAGCCCGATGGCCGAACCGAAAGGACGCGCACCGGATGGTAAATCTTTTAGTGAGTAAGCATGAGCATTGAAGAAGACCGATTCCTATTCAACCTAGACCTCCATGAGGTTAATTCGCCTTTGTGGATTAAACTCAGGGAACAGTTAGAATGGGAGTTGAAAAGATTACGCGAGCTGAATGACGATGGAAATCTGGACCAGATTGACACCGCCATTCTGCGAGGTAGAATTAAGCAATTGAAGATATTTTTAACCTTTGGAAACGACCGAGAGGCCGAAAACACATGACACAAGAGAATATAGAAGCAGCAGAACGTACAGAAGATGAGTTATTTGAGGAAGCATTAAGAGCCGAAATGTCGGGCAAAGAACAGGACGAACAAGACGCGGAAGCGCCGGGTGAGACCAGTACGGACGACACAGAAAGCGAAGCACCAAGCAATACGGCCAATGAGTCTGAGCCAGAAGAACCGGCTGTTGACTACCAGGCCATGTTGAATAGTGCGTTGGCTGATATCGATAAGCTTAAGAAAGCTTTAGATACTACCAATGGCACGTATGGTCAGAAGCTAGCTCAAATGAACACTATTGTTAGTGAACTTACACGTAAACTGGACAACCAAGGCGGAAGTAAGGTATTAGTACCTAAAATAAACCTGGGTAAGCTCAAAGAAGCGGAGTATGGTGAATTAGCCGATCTGTTGCAGAATGTATTTGATGAGTCATTCAAAGAGTTTAACGAAGTGCCGCAGCAACCAGCGTTTGATCCGACTGAATATGTACAAAAATTTGATGCACGTATCGCGTACGTAAACGACCGGATAACAAAGCGGGAACAGGAAATTGAGTTGAGAATGCTTAAGCGAGAGCATCCTGACTACGCTGACATAGCTGGCTACAATACCAATGAATTAGGTATGGTTGTATGGAATAACCTAGACTTTGGCAATTGGGCGGCTACCAGTTTAGACGTGGAACAGCAGAAGCAGCTTATGACTAGCAACGACGCCGGGTATCTATCCAGCGTAATTTCTAGCTATAAGGACGCACGTAAGCAGACACAACCGGTTGAACCTGTAGAAACTAAGCAGCAAGGTAACAAGGAAGCGATACTAGCTAACGCGGTAAGAGCCAAGAAAGGAGCTGCACCAACGGTAGGAGAAACAAAGACCGATGAACAGTTATTTCGTGAGGCACTGGCTAAGGAACTTCGGAGTTATTAAATTAAACAATTTTGATAGGAGTATTTCCAAATGGCATTACAAACATTTAGTTTAACCCCACAACGTGTTGGGATTATCTTGGGCCGTATTTTAAAACATGCGATGCCCAAAATCGTTCTAGGTACCGTAGGTATCAATGATGATTTTCAAAAGAACAAAGGCGACACCGTTAAATATCGTAGATTCTTGCAAAAAGGATCAACAGCGGCGCAACCTAACAAGTTCTTCCAAGATGGCGCTGGTGATCGTGCTAGCCAATACGCATTGGACCACTTGACTTCTGATGGTGTTACCAGCAATGCTGAAACCATTACAGTACAAGACATCACCGCTACATTGAACCAATACAACGTTCTTTACGGTTACACCGATCGTACATTTGATTTGTACGAAGACGATATCCCTAAAGCAATGACTCAATTGGTTGGTGAGCGTTCTGGTTTGATTTGTGAAATGGCATTGTTCGGTGTACTGAAAAGTTCTACCAACAAGATTTTCGCAGGCGGAACTACACGCGGTACAGTTTCTAGCACATTGACATTGAATATCTTACGTCGTGCAGCTCGTGACTTACACGTTAACCACGCAGAAACCATTACCAAAATGTTACGTAGAGTAGAGTCTGGCGGATACGGAACCGCACCGGTTGGCGTATGCTACCCTGTGTTCTGTTCTACTGACTTGATTCCTGATCTTCGTGAATTACCAGGCTTCGTTCCAGTTGAAGAATATGGCAATCCGAGTTCAGCAGTAGAAAACGAAGTTGGGAAATG